GGAGCGGCAGCTCGCCTACCTGCCCGCCGAGTTCCGTCACGACTTCAGCCTGACTCGCTACCAAGCCTCGGCGCTGCTGACGTTCCGCTTCAACCGCGATCGGATCCGGAGCCTGGTCTTCGGCGCCGAGGAGGCCGCGCTTGCGGCAGCCGCGTGATGGAGGAGCTTCATGTCGCCATCACCCATCTCTGCCGCCGCTCGGTTCACTTCTTGGCATCCGCGCTTCGCGCTCTGCGCGGTGTGTCGGCAGCCAGCGCGTGGTTTTGGCTGGTCCAAGCCGCAGCGCCCGGCGGCTTCGCCGCCAAAATCATCAAAGCGGGCGCCCTTGCGCCCGAGCCGGCCGCGCCCCTCGGTGTGGTTCTGCTCCATCACCTGTCAGGCCTTCTTCTGGCAACGGGCCCGGAGGTCTTCCGCCATGGTTGATCTCACCGAAGAAGAAAAATCCGCCATGCGCCGCGCCATGCAGATGGTCGCCGAAGTGATGGAGGAGATCGGCTGGCAGACCCGGCTGATCGACCTCACCGAGCCCCAGGTCCTCACCCTGATCGAAGTCGCCATCGGCGGCTTTCAGGACGCCATGCGCGAGATCGCCGCGGCCAACAAGCAGCAATTCCCGGAGGTGCCATTTTGACGATCGACTTCAATCACACGCGCAGTTTCGCGGAAACCCTCAACCACGTCGTGGACGCTGCGCTGACCGCAGACAACGCCACACGCCCGCGCCGGGATTATCTCGGTGGCTCGCGGGTGGGTCACCCCTGCGAACGAGCCCTGCAGTTCGAATTCGCAGGCGCGCCGAAGGACGACGGCGCAGACTTTCCCGGCCAGACCCTACGCATCTTCGCGATCGGTCACGCGCTCGAAGATCTGGCGATCCAGTGGCTGCGTGCCGCTGGTGTTGACCTCTACACCCGCAAGGGCAATCGCCCTGATGGTGAGCAGTTCGGTTTCGCCGTCGCGGACGGCCGCATCCGCGGTCACGTCGATGGTATCGTTGCAGCCGCGCCCGATGCCTTAAAACTCGGCGTTCCCGCGCTGTGGGAATGCAAGACCATGAACGCCAAGAACTGGCGCGCCTGTGTCAAGGACGGGGTGGTGGTCTCGAAGCCGGTCTATGCCGCCCAGATCGCGCTCTACCAGGCCTACATGGATGCGAGCGTCCCTGGGCTCGCCAGCAACCCCGCGCTCTTCACCGCCATCAACAAGGACACGGCCGAACTCCACCACGAACTGGTGCCTTTCAACACCGAGCTCGCCCAGCGCATGAGCGACCGTGCCGTGCGCATCCTCAGTGCCACCGATGCCGGTGAGCTTCTGCCGCGCATCGCCAGGGACCGCGATCACTTCGAGTGCCGGATGTGCGCTTACGCCAACCGCTGCTGGAGTCTTGCCCAATGAGCGATGATCATGACCACAAGCCCGCCGGCGAAGTGATCCACTTCAATCCGTGGCGTGATTTCAACGACGCGGCACCGCAGGAAGATCCGTTTGGCATCGAGCCGGATCCAGCTCAACTCGGCATATTTCTGGATGTCGTGTTCGGCTATTGCGAGGGCCTGATCCCGGTTCGCGGTTTCGTCGATAAGGGACAAGGCCGGGACGGCAAGCCCAATAACATCTGGATCGACGCGGACGTCTCGGCCTTCGACAAGCTCAAGACCTTCGCCACCTGGGCGTGGCGCGAGGGTGCGGCTCTCTATGTCATCCCCGGCACGGTGGCGGCGCAGGGTCAGGCCCGCGCCCACGAGGTCCTGCAGATGCAGGCGATCGTGGTGGACCTTGATGCGGGCGACATTCCGGGCAAGCTCGCGCATCTCGTGCGCAACCTCGGCACGCCTACGCTCACCGTCGAGAGCGGCGGTCGTACCCCCGAAGGCGCCACCAAGCTGCATGTCTGGTGGAAACTGACCGAGGCGGCGACCGGCGCGGACTTGGCAACCCTCTGCCGTCTGCGCGGTGATATCGCGATGAAGGTGGGTGGTGACACCCATTTCCGTTCGGCCCACCAGCCGATCCGTGTCGCGGGCTCGGTGTATCACAAGGGTGGCTTTCAGCGGCTCGTCCAGATCCGCGACCATCACCCCGTCGAGGTCGACCTCTCGGAGTTCGCAGAACAGGTTGCAGCGATGCCGGCACTGCCCGGTGTCGGTGTCGAGCCCACGCCCGAGGCCAGCGCCAAACCGTCGCTCGAAGCTATTCTCACCACCCCGGTGCATGAGGGTGGCACGGACCAGTGGACCCGCTTCGAAGGGGTGAGCGCTGCAATAGGCCACTACGTTCGGCTGGTCCACGACGGCAAGATGACGCCCGATGACGGTTGGGAAGCGATTTGCCAGTACAACGCCGCCATGGTGCGGCCCGCCTGGCCAATGGAGCGGCTGCAGCAGGAAGCCGACCGCCTCTGGGTAAGGCATGTCGAGAAGAACGGTCCCGCGCTTGTTCGCTTGGAGCAAGAACCGGCATCGGACAGGCTCGAACGTTACCCGATGAGCAAGTTGCTCTCCGACACGTCACCCATGCCGACCGACATCATCGCGCCCCGCGTTCTGACGCCCGGCGGTCTGCTGGTGCTCGGCGGCGCGCCGAAGGTTGGCAAGAGCGACTTCCTGATGAGCATGCTGGTGCACATGGCGGCGGGTGTTCCCTTTCTCGGGTTCACGCCACCCCACCCTTTGCGCGTCTTCTATCTGCAGGCCGAAATCCAATACCATTATTTGCGCGAGCGCCTGCAAAACCTCAAACTCGACAAGGCCGTCATCGAAGCCGCCAGCGATCGGTTATTTGTCACACCGAAGCTGAAGATGCTTCTCGACGAGAAAGGCGTTGCGCGGGTTGCAGAAGCACTGCGTGAAGAATTCGCTGACGCGCCGCCTGACATCATCTGCATCGACCCGATCCGTAATCTCTTCGACGGCGGTCCCGACAGCGGCGGCGAAAACGACAACGCCGCGATGATGTTCTTCCTTACCGAACGGGTCGAGCGGCTGCGCGAGGCGGTGGCTCCCGACTGCGGCATCATCCTCGCTCACCACACCAAGAAGATGAACCGCAAGTCGGTGGGCGAGGATCCGTTCCAGGCGCTGTCCGGCGCAAGTGCGCTGCGGGGCTTCTACACCTCGGGCCTGCTCATGCATCGCCCCGATGAGGAGAGCACCACGCGTAAGCTGGAAATCGAGCTGCGCAACGGCCCGGCGCTGCCGGCGAAACTCATCGACAAGGAAAACGGCCGCTGGGTCGAGATCAACCCGATGAACGAGCGCCTCCTGCGCAAGGAAGTGGGCGCCAAGCACGACGCCGAGCGGATGCGCAAGAACGAGGTTATACTCGGTCTGATCTATGAAGAGGCCCGCGCTGGGAAGGTCTACACCTTGACCAGCTTCGCCGAGGCCTTCGAGAACAAGGCGGGGCTGGGCGGGCAGACGGTCATCCGCGACCGCCTCGGCGTCCTCACCACCAAGGGCTACGTGAAGTTCGTGCGCGGCATCGCCGCGATCGAGATTGGCCTGGCCGCCGAGCGGAGCAAATACGGCTATCTCTGTGTCGAGGGAATGGAACTTGCCACCGGCGATGAACGGGTCGATGCCGCGACCGGTGAAGTCGTAACTGACCGCCAGGCGGTCTTGCCGAGCCATTACAAGTGCTCCCAGACCGGTGCCGTTCTGCCCGTCGAGAACCCCGCCGTATGGGTCTATCGCGAGGAGGATCTGGCATGATTTCGTTCCTCCCGAACCCTCCGAAATCTGCCCCTCGAAATCCGGAATCTGGACCAGATTTCGCAAAATCTGCTCAGATTTCGAAATCTGCAATCTGGCTTTTCACAAGCGTTTTCAATGGCTTGGATATTGATTTCCAGATTTCGGATAAAAATTTCCGAAATCTGCTCCGTAATCTGGATTTCACCAACAAAATCAATGGCTTTGAGCAGATTTCAGATTTCGGATTTCTCCCCCTAAAGGGAAGGTGCCACCCGCTGAAGCTGGGTGTGGCACCTTCTCGGGAACCTGCTTGGTGGGACGATGGATAAGTAGATCCATTCTCCCCCAACCCAGACGGACGGCAGCCTCTAGCGCGCCACCCCTGACCATCCCCCTTCACCCTTCATGACGGAGACCATCATGGCTTCGAACACCCAGACTCTGCCTATCGTCAGCCCCGGCCCCCAACCCGGACCCACGACAGGATCCATCCTCGCCCTCGACCTCGGCACCAGCATGGGCTGGGCGCTGCGCCTCGGAACCGACACCCACAGCGGCACTGTGTCCTTCCGACCCAGCCGGTATGACGGCGGCGGCATGCGCTATCTCCGCTTTCGCCACTGGCTCGATCAGCTGGCGGTGGAGTGCGCGCTGCCCGAGGCGGTCTACTTCGAGGAAGTGCGCCGGCACGCCGCAACCGATGCCGCCCACATCTATGGCGGCTTCCTCGCCAGCCTCACCGCATGGTGCGAGGAGCGCGGCCTTGCCTACCAGGGCGTCCCGGTCGGTACGATCAAGCGGCACGTCACCGGCAAGGGCAACGCCGACAAGCAGGCGGTGATCGCTGCCGTCCGTGCCCGTGGCTTTATGCCCGCAGACGATAACGAGGCCGACGCCATCGCCATCCTCCTCTGGGCCATCGAGACCAAGGGAGGCGTGTTGTGATGGATGCGGAAGCAATGCTCACCGAAGCGGCCCGCATCGTCTCCGAACGGCGTGTGGCCTACGGCGACCCCGCTGCGTCCATGGCGGCGATCGCCGCACGCTGGTCGGTGACCCTCGGCACGCCCGTCACCCCCGCAACCGTCGCCCTCTGCCTGATCGATCTGAAACTCGCCCGCCTCGCGCACGATCCGGCCCACGCCGACTCCATCACCGACATCGCCGGCTATGCGGCCGTGCTCCGTGAAGTCGTCACCCAACAGCTGCGGGAAGGAATTTGAACCATGGTTCGTGGACGCAAACGCAAACCCGGAAAACGCTACCCTTGCGGCAAACGCACGCGCGAGGAGACCGAGCGCGAGGCCATGTCGACCGTGATCGAAGCGCGCAAGCGCCATTTCGGCGTGTCGGGCAACGAGGCGCATGACGAACGCCTCGGCACCGCACTTGGACGGCTGGCCTTCAAGGGGTTGATCAGCGACCTGCAGTACCAGGCCGGTGTCGCCTTCGCCGACCTCTACCGTTGGCACAACGTCACCGTCGGATTGCCGATGCCGAGCCCGAGCTCGGTCACAGGGCTCCTGATCAACGAGGGCATCTTCGGTTCGAGCCCGAGTGAGCAGGTGCTTGAGGTCATCGACAAGGTAAAGCGGCGCTATGGCGACGCCACCGCAGCCCTCGCTGATTGCGACCGTGAGCAGCGCCTCTCGCCCGGACGCCCGCCGACATTCGTGGTCTACCGGAGGGTATGCGCCGACGAGGATGAGCAGCACTGGGACGCCGATGACATCGGCAATCTGCGCGTGGCGCTCAACGCCCTGGTGCGTGTATTCCGCCTGCGGTGAGACTTATCCACACGACACGGCTACGCCGCGCTTCGCACTGGTACGCAGGACTTAGTGCATTGATATACAACGCTAAAACGGCTTGACGACCACTCGTGACGCGGCTAAAAGTTCCGATATTGGATGCTTGGAAATGTGCCCGGAGATAACCCCTCCGGGCCTCTTCTTCTCCGGGAGGTGTCGCAAATGCGTGTTGTCTTTCTCGATGCCGACGACGTGCGCATCCGCTTCGGGGCTGCCTGCAACCGCCTCGGTGAGGGTGACGCGCGGCGAGCGTTCTCGATGGCCCTCAACAAGGAAGGCCGCAAGTCCTTCACGGCGATGCGCCGGGCGCTGAGCCAGCAGTCCTCGATCCCCCGCAGTGCGGTGAATGCAGCGATGCGCTTCAAGGGTGCGACGCCTACTACGCTCTCGACCACCACCTCCGGCTCCGGCCGGCATCTGCCGCTGTCCAGCTTCGGTGCCAAGCAGTTCTCCTACGGCGTACGGGCTAGGATCTGGGGACGTGCGCAGACTTTCCGCTCGGCCTTCATCGTCAACCGCTACGCCAGCGGCGCCTTCAAGCGTAAGGGCAATGCCCGCTTCCCGATCGAGCAGCTCTGGGGTCCAGCGGTCCCCGTCGAAATGCTGCGCGACGAAGCGCACGCCGCCTGGACCGACCAGCACCCCCGCGTG